GTCACGGAATAGCATTACCCCAATTTAAAAGGGCTGCTGCTAAGTTACACTAAGAACAATGTAGTCCCACACGCGTGTGGAATAATATCGCTCATGCAACCATAATGGCAACACGCATGGTGGACCCTACCTAGGGGTGATAATCTAGGTAAGTCTCAATCTCCCATATTTCAACGGAGGGATAGAAAGAGTCAAGTTGACAGAAACCGTAAACGGCCAACTCTAAAAGATCAATTTAATATGTATGTTCTCACATATCAAGAGAGTGTTTTAACGAACATCTAAACGTCTTACAAATAAAACTGGTTGTAAGAAAACCAGTGGTTTATTTAAAAACCAGAAATTGGAGGAACAGCTAAGAAGAAACCAAAATTGGCATCATCAGAGGCTGATCGAAGTAAACCACAAAGATTTGCAACAGGAGGAACAGTAGATCTTGTTAAACCTATATCAGGGGCTGTTGAAGAATTAGCAGTGTTATAAGTACTAGCAGAGGAATTCGTAATTACATCAGAAATTAAACGACTATGATATCGATTATATGATGGAATTTGAACTTCTCCCGAATATCCAGCTTTATAATACATACTAGGAAGACCATCTCGCGTTTCAGTATTAACAGCTATTAAACCATTAATATCTTGAGCAAAGAAATTAACAAATTGAGCAGCTGATCCAGTATTAACATTAGAGGAAAGATACACAACGAAAGGTTCAGCTTGGGTGACTGAAGTATTATCAATAAACTTCAATCTTACACCTCCTCGTGAATACAAATATATACTCCCTATCAAGTTATAATTATCAGCTCTAACTATAGACTCGACATAAGCAGGAGTAGTTGTATCATAATAAATGAAATTCATCGCAAAAGGAAGCACATTAAAATACAACGCAGCAGTAGGTGCAGCTCTATAAGTTACAGGATTAGGCATCTTAATAAGAGTTCTAAAAGAAGAAATACGTTCGCCAATACAAAATAAGGAATTCGAACATTCATCGGGAGGGACTATAGCATTACCTATATTACCACGATAATTAGCACAAACGTTGGTCTCATTGTTAGCAATACCAGCTGACTGGGGAACAATACCGTAAACATAGTCCATAGTATTTTTACGTGGAACTGCAAATTCAGCATCAGAACCCATACAAGTTTCTAATATCAACTGAATAGTATTTGGAACTGTATCTGGAGCTACAAGAGGATCCAAGACGTGTACTATAAAGTTTCCAATAGACTCACCAGAATTTCTATATGGGGCTGAAGAAATAAAGGGAACTACGAAAGTGAATTCATTACATTCTCTAATATCAATAATTTGCCTATGGAGAAAAGCGGATTGAGCTAAAGTGTGAACAACAGGAGATCCATTTGCATTATCATTTGGTGAAAAACTAACTGCTAATCTGCCAGAATGAAATTCTGTTTTAACAAGCTTAAATTTATACACCATTGACCCTCTCCACAAATCAAACATATTAGCAATAAGTTGATGTGGAGCTGCATCAATGATAGTTCTAGCAGTTAGGACACGGTTAACAAGTAACGCTAAAGGCCTTACAGAACAAATCACTAATTGAGTTCCAGAAGTAGCTGTAGTAATCCAAGGAATAGTGCTATTATAAGTAGGAATAGTACATAAGAATGTAAAATCCATTTCATCAATATCAGTACCTGAAAAACCAGGTGCTCGACCAACTTGATTTTTATAAGAAATAGATAATGGAAAAGACTCATCAGGACCATCTGCATTAGATGCATATGGTAGATAATTCTGTGTGACTCTTGTGGAAGGTTCTAAATTAATTGGACGACTCCAACCAAAAGCACTAGCTGCACCAGCTAAAATTTCAGAATACCAGGAAGTCATACTAGCATAAGTACTTAAAACAGGAACTTTTGTAAAAACATCTGCTGCATTTTTAACACGCATTAAAGTAGAAGAAATAGGACCAATATTGGCTGAAACCTGCTCTTGATCTGTTTCATTCTTAGAGACTTTACTACGTACATTAGAAGAAAAACCTCTAGCAGACTGAGGTACTGCAGCACCAATAAGTTCAATATCTTCAAAACTTCCCCATAAAGTATAACCACATGTAGTACTACCAGATGAGACGGCTAATTTAGAATAAGGATATATTCTAAAAACACCGAAAGCACCATAAGTAGGAACTGCAGTTAAAGAACGAAGAGGAAAGAAATTTGTAGCTGAATTAAAAGGAATTCTAAGGACAGCTTCAGTATCACAAGATAAATCTAGTTCGACATGAGGGAGCTGAGACCTTTGTACTAAAGTACTCGTAAGGGCTGAAATACGATGACGCGGAGCATCAGTAGAACCAAAAACTCCACCTCCAGTAGGCAAAAATTGTAAATTATATCGCCCTTGTTGAAATCTATTTGCATTAACTACAAATCTAAGAACAACAGTGGCTCTAAAACCAAAATAACCTTTCAACTTATCTGCCATCATGCTATTATTAGCTGTCAAAATATCATTTGGAGCTAAAAATTCTGCAAAAGAAGAATAAGTATCAGTAGTTGCTAAATTGCTGGAAGCTAAAATAACGGGTTTCATTAAGAAATCTCTAATTTCTTGAGAAGTCAAGTCAGTAGAGCTCTTAATGAAAGAAGGGTCCATTGGAGTAACATTCAGCTTAGTAGCAGAAACTACATTGGCATCAGAAACAAATTGAGTGGTAGAAGAGGTAGCAATAACCCCTTCCCCCTCTGTTACAACAGATGGAAAAAGATTGATAGGCTGTGAAGAACTATCAACATTCGAAGAGTGAGGACATATATTATGTCGAAAAAGTGAGATAAAATGGGGCATAGTAATAGACTCTGAGCACTTGTTACTAGCAAAACGGTGGCGGGGGCGTGAGGAAAACATAATTGAGGGATTTTAGAGGTTATCCAGTATACGGAGGGTCCGGTGTAAGTTATTTTACAGCTCACCATCTAGAGCTCTTCTTTTAATTCTTATTGAATTATAGTCAAGGTTCCTTTCCTAAGCATATGTCTAATAAAAGTTATAAAGCAACATAAAACTTTATAACAAAAGATTTAGAACTTAATAGAAAGCAACAGTCTTGAGAGTCAAAACTCGTCGACTCTCAAATTGCATTTCTATAGGTTCAGAAGTTTCAATTCCAGGAAAACGTTGACCAAAACGTCTTGAGATTTTATACATAACATCGTTATATAATGATTTGTCATGCAATGACAATTCTCGTAATGCTGTAGTAACATTTTGAGCTGTAATAGCATCACCATCTACACGATCTGTCCAATCAATCATTTTCTGAATGGATTTTAAATGTAGAGGACAAATCCACATCATAGTGGTCTTATCAAAAACAAAGGTTCTTTTTAAAAACTCAATCTCGGTCAAAGATCGTCTCGCAATTAATTCTCCAGATTTAGTCTCATTGGTATAGGTCATCCCTAAATGTTTAGCATAATGGGCTAACTTAATATCATTCAAAAACTCTGTAAAATCATCAGTAACGGAAAATGCAATATCGTCACCTTGAGCAACAACATAAACATTGTCATTAAAAGGTTCCAAAGACTTTACTTCACACAAAAATGCGTATCTAACCATTATATGGTTATAGATGGTATTAACTATAATAGTAAATGGATGTCCACTAGGAAGAGAACTAAACCATTCATAAACTATAAAACCTAATATATGTCGGGAATTATACAATTCCATCCAATAGATACTTCTAATACGCGCATTTTCAGGACCATCATTATACCAAGCATTAATAAAGAACAAAATTATTAAATGCACAATGGGTTTTTGAGAACCATCATATTTCTCATAATCTCCAGCGCCTATATTCAAGGGATTCATAGCAATAAGTTTCATAGCTAAGTCATTCCACTCAGAATAAGGATTCATACCAATAGCAGAACCATTTTTAACGTGATTCTTCATATACCATAAGGCAAAAGCACCAAAATACTTTCTCCAAGCAACAAGAAAATCCTTAGGACATCCAGAAAACATTCTGGTTGAACCTGACAAATATTTGTGTTTCTCACGAAGTTCATCCTTTGCATTATCCACAAAAGGATGAAACATTCGAATATTCTTGCGAGCATTGTCTTCAATAAGATCGACACGATCAGAAATATCATTATATGCTTTAGATTTCTGTTCAACACTATACTCAATTCCAAATAATTCTTTAAATCTATCTCGAACTCCAATCACACAATCAGGCCACCCAGAACTAGATGTTTTATTGATAGGACCAAAATCACTATCATATTCTAATCCATAAATTGCCTCATATGTAGTATAGATACGTCGTTCTACATCATATGGAGACTTCCATTCACAATAAGCAAAATAGTGGGCACAACATGTATAAATTTTATCTTCATCAATTAATATATCAGGAAGACAATATTTCTGTTGAGCATTCAAAATAGGATCAATCAAAATTTCATTAATTTCTGTAGGAGCTAACATTGCAGGATGAAGAGTAGTAGGACCCATCAATCCATGCAATCCAGATTTGCGAATATCCGTAAATATATTTCTAGTAGGAACTAAATCAGTTCTACCTAAAATTTCGAAACGAACAGGAATATCGTAATCTGCAGACTGAGGCACAATAAAAGAAGGTTCATCTAATTGTACTTGAGGTGCAAATAATTTAAGGTCTGCAGCTAAACTCTCACGAGTAACTATGCCTGCAAAACCATCTCCTTCATGAGTGTGTCCAGCAACATGAAAACCAAGAATTTTTCTTCCTTGTATACGCGAATTCATGAGACAAACAGGGGAACCACAATCACCAGATCTAGTAGGTATATTATAAGTATACATACTATTAATTAAATAAGTATATCCAGGTATTTTATCAATACCAATGGGCATTTCATATTTACGTCCAGTACCAAAATAAAAAGCTTCACCATTACCACGTGTAGTAGCAAACATGGCAATAGTCAAATTCTTCGTATTCTTTTCAACATCATGATCAGTTACAAAATATTCAGTAATATCAGGTCTTTCGGGGAAACGTTTAGGAAACTCGATTAAAACAAAATCATTATCTGCTAAAACACCATCACGATGTCCAATAAGAACTTCCTTTAGAGTAAAGAGAAGATCTGGAGTACGTGATTCGCTTCCGTGACGCAATCTAACTGGGCGATCTCCTTTTTCCGGAGAATCCATAACTACATTAATAAAATTAACTATGGTATGATAAGTTGTAATACCTATTCTTCCTTTTACAAAAGTAATAGAACATACAGTATACCAATTACCAGCATCATTTTTAGTTTCAAACTTAAAAGTATTACGAGCAACGATAGATTTAATTAAATCAAAACCGGAAGGATCATGATTGGAATGGGGTTGAACACCTAAATGTTCTCGAACGGCATTAGAATTACGTACAAACTTTGCATTAGCTTTCGCAGCTCGCATCCTATCGCTATAACCAAATGACTCAGGTGCCGGTTTGCCAGTCCACCAAGAGTAAACACCTTTTGCAAAATACAAAAAGAATTTGCATCCCAAAATGAAACTAACAATACCTAAAATAGCTTCTAAACCAACAATCAAAAATTTCTTTACTCTGTTCCATTCAGGAAGTTGAGCCAAATAATAATCAATACGTTCTTTTATACTAGTAAATTTACGAACACGTACTTTCTTAGACGTAAATACATGTGTTTTACCTTTATAATACGGATCAATATACTGATAAGAAGTTTCAATATAATCTCTAGCATAATAAAAACCCTTAGTATTTATTAACCAAGCTGAAACATCAGAAATGCTAGAACAATTTTTATACGGAACACGATTATTAATCAGCCAAACCATATACTCA